CTTCACCACCAAGCGAAGCAATCTGTCCTGCATAGGTCTCAGGCGAGATATTGTATTGCATAATAAGATGAGGATACAGCGAGTTCAGATCAAACGACACAACCCATTTATGGATACCAACATTAGGATCCTTAACGAATGCTCCAATGATCTGACGATCCTTTGTTCCCACTCTATTGTTAGGAATTACAATCTTCTGGCTGAGCAGATAGTTATGGATAATGATATCCCACATCCGCACAGAGGTGAAAGCATCCTGGTAGTTAACCTTGCCATCATATGCAATAGCAAATACCTGTTCAATAAACTTTAGCTTGTCTTCTAATCTATCAACAAGATCAACGTCTCGAATGTTATACTCGATGAACTTCTGATAGTCCTTCTTGTATAGATCAAACAAAGAATCAAACTCAGAGTAATCCATCTTACGTTCGCCAAGCTCAATATGGCAGATGTGATCTAGCTTGTAGCTTTCCTGCATCGTGAACGAAAACTTACGATACAGTTGCAGATAGTCCAGAGTAGAGATACCAACCAGAGTATATGTCTGATGATCACGACCAGCAACAGTGATCGTGCGTTCTTCAACAATCTCCCATGGAGACATCTTCTTGGCCATTGCTTCACCAAGCACTCGTTTGATACGATTGACCATGTAAGGGATATCAAAGATCTCAATGTTCCAGCCAGTGACTAGATCAGGAGAGAACCACTTTGAACGCCACACATCAAGGAACTTCAGAAGCAACTCAGCCTCGTCAGCACACTTCATGTACTTGACCTTAGGTTGGATATCTTCTGGTAATTTGGTAAGATCAAACAAACCACAACCAATCACGACATACACATCATCCTTCTTCATTGTGATTGCAGTGATCTCTTTATCTGCTCGCTGGATGTTAGGAAAACCTTGATCTGCAGCAACCTCGATATCGATGTTGACCTTTGAGATCTTGTTGGGATCATAGTCAAGTTCACCTGGATATTGTTCGTTGATGAATGCATAGGTGTAGTTAGTCATCCCATAGACATGGAAGTTCTCTACCTCGGAATACCGCTTGACGAAGTCACGAGCTTCTCCAATCGAACCAAACTCAATCTTATCAACAGCAGCACCTTTAAGGTTACGATACTCTGAGTTGCCTTGCTTGGAATGTATGTATAACGATGGCTTGTAGGGGATCCTTCTCTGGACCTTCTGTTCTCCTTCATATCCACGAAGAAGAATGTCGCCACGACTGATAGCCACGCTCGTATAAAAATTACTCAAAGAGGTCATCCAAACTATATTTGTTCATGATTGATAATCATACGACAATAACATACAAAAGTCAAGGGGGAAATTAATCCCCCTTGGTATAAATATTATCTATCTAAAGGCCATCCAGGAGTTACCATCTTCGAGTTCCTCCCTTAGCAACACGGTCGATATCACAACGAGAAATGCCAATATCAGATAGCTCTTTATCTGAAAGAAATGACAGTTCTTTACGAGTATTAGATTCCTTGATCCTCTTGGAATACCATTTCACAAAGTTATGGATAAGTATATCTACTGACATTCATTTGCTCCCTTCTGCTAAAAAACTCTTTTCTGTTTTCACAGTTGGAGAAGAAGGTTCGTTGATGTCTACCTTCTTGGGCTTCTTAGAATCAGGAATGATTGCCTCGAGCCAAATCTTCAACATACCATTGATAAGATCTGCATTTTTGATCTCTACTGAATCTGCAATAGAGAATGTACGAGTGAACGGACGATCAGCAATACCCTTGTAGATATACTGATTATTAAGGCCTTCTTGTTCTAGATCGCCAACATCGGTATGTCCAGCAATCGTAAGAGTGCCGTCTTGGATAGTGATGTCGAGATTATGCTTACCGAAACCGGCGACTGCCATCTCGATAACAAACTTATTATCGTCTACCTTGACGATGTTGTATGGTGGATAGTTAGGGATAACTTTAGCCATCGTCTCAGAAGCTTCTTGAAACTTCTTGATGACACCATCATAACCAACAAAATGTTTTCCAAACTTATCTGCAGGGAAAGTAACGTCAAAGAATTTATTAAAGTCAAAAGTAGTCATATAGACCTCCTATTAAGCAAGGTTGATTGTGAAAATGTAACTCCA